GAATTATAAAAATAGCCTTTTAACAATTCTAAACTCATCTCTTTAACTCCGTTATTGAAAGGCCTGTTCCTGCAAAAACACCTAATGAATAACTTGGCTCTCCATTGGTGTATAAAAACAATCCGTATTTAGAACCTGTTGTGCCTATAACATCGCCTGATGTATCTATAGACGATGTAGAAAATGTTGCTTGAACACCGTCATCAAAATTTCTACTGTCAGGTTCTTGGTCTCCTAAAAATTGTGCAGAACTTCCAAAACCTGTAGCTTGTTCCCAATAATTATTACCTGCTACTTCCTGTAATACGACTGCTGTTACATATCTATTAGGAGACCAGGTAGATTTTTTTTGACACATAGCGTTAGCAATAATACTAAAACCTGCAATATCAGAAGCTATTGCTCCTAAAGTAACTGTAGTAATCATAATGCCTTGTAATTGATTACTTGTGCTGTTGTAATTTATAGTGTCTCTAACTGTGCTTATGGATGCGTTACCTGATTGAACAGAACTAAACATATTAGATATTGCGTTTTGCGTAACATTATTAGTGTTTACAGTATTAAAACTAGCACTTGTCTCGGAAGTATAGCTTGATGCTATATTAGAATAATTAACAGAACGTATTTTAAAGTAATAAGTCTGATTTTGACTAAAAGTAGTTGCATCATATACCAAGTTATATTCTTGATTAGTTGACCTTACAGCATCAATACTACCTAGTAAGTTAAATGAACCGCCTGATGAAGTTGCATAATATATTTCTACACTTTTTAAATCACTATTAGATGCGTTATTCCAAAATAACGTTATAGCTAAAGGGTCACTTGAACTTGTTAAACTTGTAGGTGCTGAAGGTGGCGTTGTTGAGCCTGATATAGTTATATTTTGTACTGTAGAATAAGCTGATGTGTATTTTGCATCATTCCTGGATGCAACTTGCACATTATATGTTTTACCACTAATAACAGGAAATTGTACTTTAGTCATTTACGCACCATTCTTCCGCCAAAGTAAAAACTAACGGTACTAGATAAAATCATATAGGCTTCCTCGCTAAAACTTTCTCGAATTGCTTTTAAGGTGTCTTTGCCCTCGTCTATAGCAACAAACACCTGACTAACTACAACCAATACAAATAAACCAAACATTATGTATGTAATAACAGGCCTTACTGATGCTGACAGGCTTGCAATAAATTTTGAGTGATTAGCTTTTTGTATTGTCTCGTCATGAGCGTAAATACTTTGTGATTGAGTTGCTAAAGCTGTCATCTCAGCTTCTTTTATTTTTAGTTTAGACATTTCTGACGCTAAACGAATTTTACTTTCGGTTAATTTTATCTCTAAATTTGCTTTTTGACGGTTTTCAGCAAATTTTAAAAGAGAAGGTAGAAAAGAACTACCAAAGCCTAAAGCTGATGAAAATAATACTGATAGCATAAAAAAAACCTTGCATAAATAAGCCCTAAATAGCTTATTAGTTGTTAGTAATAGTATTTGTTATAAAATGTAAAAAGTGCTGTATAACGCTTATTTTGGCTTACAAGCTAATTAGCTAAAAAACACTATTTTTAGAAGTAAACCAAGCACAGCAGATGTACCTGCGAACATAAATGCTTCAATTCTTGTTATTTTTGCCAAAGTTAACTCAGATAATTTAGAACACTCTTTTATGTGATCTTTTAAATGTGCTTCTAGCACTGCAACTTGTTTATCAATATCTGTAATTGTTTTTTTTGGCATTTTAAAACTCTCTATCGACAGAAATTTCACTATAGGTACTTTCTGTACTTTCTTTGTAATTAATTAAATATAAGTTGACGTGTTTATCATCAACAGGGTCAGTTATGTTAACTTCGATCATTGGTATTGTTGTACCATCAGTACCAACCTCCTCTGTCTGTGTTAGCGTAAATGATGGTGTAGCAACTACTGTATTATAAGTAGGTGTAAGTGAAGGAGTAGCAGTAGGGTCTTGTTGTTCAGATGTTGACCAATTATAAACACTTGAGTCAGTTTCTTTTAATGTTAACTCAACACCTAAACTTAAATCACCGCCAAACTTCCATTGCATAACTTCAAAAACTTTATTTTCAAAACCTAAATTTGGTAAAGTAAGCATAACAGTATCACCAGGTGATAAGGTAAACTTTTCTAAATTTACAGCTAATGACATTTGATATTGCTGTCGTGATTTTTCTAAATAAATTTTAGCTATTTGCTGACAGCGAGTAGAATTATCAGTAAACGTTAAATTTAACTGTTTTTCTAAAACTTGACCATCAGCAGTTACATAATTTGCGTTAGTTACTTCAGGATAATTAGTTGGTTGATAATTAGTTTCACTTGATTGGTATAATCCTACAACTTTATTAAATTGCTCTGATATTCTGTTTTTAGTTTGTATTTGATAACCACTTATTAAATTATCTTCATTTATTGTTAATGTTGGTGTTCTATATTCTCCTGCAAAAATCTTATACTTACCTGACTCTACAACTAAAAATCCTGCCATTGATACAAGTAATGCTTCTATATTAGTTTTTATATCATTTTGTGTATCAACCACCCCATTACATACGTAACGTTTTTGAGTAACACCGCCATCTAAATTTACCAATTCATCACAAACATTTGACGCTGTAGTTACACTTGTCCAATCAATGTCATTAGTAGATAAACCTAAACCTAAATCAGACATTAAATAATTAGCTACACATAAAGCAGGATTATCTGACCAACCTGTAGTAGTTGTACGTGGGTCATATATATCGTTTTTACCTGATACAATAGCTGTTATTGAAGGTACACCTGATACATAAACTTCAGGGTCATACGTTAAAATTGATTGTAAACAAGTAATACCTTTAAAGTGATCATTGGAAGTTAAATCAGTATGAGATGAAAATTCTGTTCCAATAGTTTGAGTAGTAGTACCCAACATATCAGTATAAATTTTTGCTCTTTGCTGACTATTTGGGTAATACCTGGCAGGTGCAGTAACTATTCCTGAACTATTAATTGTTACCTCTTCATCAGCAATATACACATTATCTATAGACTGACATTCATGACTAGCTAATGCAGATATTAAGTATAAATATTTTCTATCACTGTCTACATTACCTTCACTTATAAAAACATACGTACCACCTACTTTAGCTTTTCCGTATATTAATTTTCTTGACGATATTGGACTTCTAATATTTGTGCCACGATTTAACATAGCATTTAAGTCAGGTATTTTTGGTGTCATTGCACCTAACAAAGCAATACTGCCACCTAATACTACTGCACCTGTAACAGCTATACCTACTGCACTTGTAATACCTAAAAAACCTGCTACACCACTTCCTATTGATGTTAAAGCACCAACTATAAAAGCTCCTACCTGTGGCATTATTTTAACCTTATATTTCTAATATCAAAAAAATGTTCTACTAAATCAACTGATATTCTTTCTAAACCATGTAAACCAGGTGCTAAAAATATATCCTTGTAATAAATTAAAGCTGTGTCTTTGCTAAAATTATCGTTAACACCTACAGGTGCAATACCTACGTCACCGTCTTTTAATTTATGTTTATTTGTAATTTTTCTAAATCGTTCATCAAATAAATCGTGCATTGATTTGATACGCATTTTTAATAGTGTTCGCTTTGCAGTTTGAGGATTGTTCCAGGTACGTACTTGCTCTAATTTTAAATGATCTATACCTGTAACTACTTTTATTGCATCCATGCAAAATGTAATACAATCGTTTTCACCCCACTTAAACGGTTTGTTTAAGCGTTCTTCAATTAATTTGTCTAAATCAGTCATTAAAATGGTATATTTCTTAAATCAATATTATCTATTAAATCATCAATAGTTTCTTGTGATGGTGGCGGTCTACCAACAACATTAGTCGGTACACCCCATAATATTTCTTTGTCATTTTGTATTGCGTCAACAAATCTTAAAGATGTATCGCCAGGAAAACGTGACAACTGATCTTCATTAGTTAACCTAGTTACTTTTGTTCTAAGCAAATCAGCAATACGGTTTTCTAAGGTTAAATTAATTGTTGAGGTTTCACCATCAATTAAAACATTCATTACATCCATATAACCTGCAAATATTTTATAAGGTTGAACAGTTAACTGACCATTAGTTAATGTTCCAAAATAAACATTAGCAACTTGGCCTTGATAGTCTTGCAGTAAAGCATCAGCTATAAGATTACTTGGTATACCTGATAATGATAAACTTAAACCTTTTGCTTGTACTAACTGTGTTTCACTTATTTCACCAACTGAACCTAAATCACCTGTGCCATAATAAACATCACTATCAATTGTTATTTGACCAAAACCTGTCCAAAATCTTTGCTCCGCATTATATACAGTTACTTGACCGCCCATGCCTGCGTGATTTTGACAATAATAATATAAAACATCGCCATGATTTAATGATGCGTCAACAACCCATTGTGTATAAGCACCGCTTTGTCCAGGCACGCCAACATAAGTTACGCCTGTTGTATATTCTGTACCTCCACCATGAGTACCGTCAGGGGTAGTTGATAATTTTAAAGGATGGCTTGTATTTGTATTATCATTTTGTAAAAACTGTATTGTATTACCTTTACCAACAGCTAAACTGTATTGTTGTTGGTCATTTAAACTATATTTATTACCATCGCCTGTTGCCATAACTTTTGTAGTTATTTGATTAGTTATGCTTCCACTAAACATAAGTTCTACAGCATAAAAAGGCTCTAAAACATCATCCGTAACGTTAAAATTAATTGTTTTTGACATTCTTTTTTATCTTTTTTGCTTTTTTACGTTGGCTTTTTTTACCAATAGGAAATAACTCACAAAAACGTACTTTTAGCCAATCTCTTTTTGTGCCTTGATGTGATCTTTTCTTTTTGTGATTTAAGTTCTTCATGTAATCGACTCAATAGCTGAAAAACTTATTCCATAGATACTAGCTGTGTTAATGTTCCAATTTATTTCATTCTCAGCAAGCCTAAATACTCCTACAGCGTTATTTACAATAACTGTATCTGAGCCATTAAGTGCTGTTCTAATTTGAGGAAATATATTTATACCTGTAGCACTACCTCCGCTATCTGTATTTACATCCTCTAATACTTTTAATAGTTGTGTACCTACTTGAATATAGTCACCTGATTTTAAATAGCCTGTAGCGGATGCTGTTGCACCTGTAATATCAATACTTGAGGAATTAGCTGATGTAGAGCCATTTATAACAGGACTACCTGGCGTTGTAGAAGCTGAACCTCTAACTGTTCTGCCGTTAGGGTCAGGGCTTAAATTAAAAGTACCTAAACTACCTTTTAGTTTAATTAAAAAAGTTGAAAAATCTTCAAAGTCATCTCTTTTCATAGGTTTAACTTGAATATCGCATTCCCAATATTGAGAGTTCCAATTATAGACTTTTTGTTGATTAGAAAATGGACTAGCTGTCAATCCTATAGTGTTTTTAGCTACTAAATTTACGCTAGTAAAAGAATTATAGTTAGGTAAAGATAAAGGATAAGTTATTGCCATTATGCAGGTTGTCCTCTACGTTGTGCTTCGAGAACTGCTCCTCGGCTTGCTTCTGCAATACTAGGCAACATCCCTAAAACTTGTGATCGTATCTGAGCAGACACATCACCTGATAAATTTATTGTTTGATTTATTACTACTCCACTACCACCCATTTTATGATTTGGTATTATTGTACCTGATTGATTTGGAACAAACATTTCTGCACCTTTTTCACCAACTATATAAGGAGTACCTTTACTTACAGAACCGCCTGATGCTTTACCTAATAATCCATCTAAAGCACCACCAAAAGCACCTGATATAGGTGCGATAATTGTTCTAAAAATCATCATTTTAATGGCTTGTTGAATTAGCATTTTGCCAAAATCTTTTAATGACTCACCAACTGATTTAGTCCCGTCTATAACGCTATCAAAAGCACCTTTTAGGCCTGTTTCAAAAGTTGTAGCAAATTTTAAACCTTCTTCAGCAAGTGTAGGTAAATTCTTTTTTATATCTTTTAAACCTTTTGCAAAACCGCCAAAAAAACTATTCTGTTGTGCTTGAACTTTTCTTTCAGTTTCAGCTAAACCTTCTAAAACACCTATATATTCTTTTAGACCTTCAATCATTGTAGAAAGAGAAAAACCACCCTCTCTTTCCATATCGTCATATAATCTATTGCCTGATAATTGGCCTTCTAAATTTAACAATTTTTCTTGTGCTTGTTCTAAGCTAAGGTTTTGATCTTCTAGGTCTTTAATAAATTTTGTTTTTGGTAAAGTGAAAAAATCATTTACTTTTTGACTTATTTTTGCCGTTAATCCTAATACTCTACTCATTACAGGTGCTAAACCTATAAATGCTTCTTTTAGCTGTGTATTTATTATTGCTGTTTGTAGTGCAAAGTCTTTATTTAATTCTTTTGCTCTTGCAGACATTACATTAGACATTACTGCACCTGATGACTGCATGGTGTCCATTAATTCTCTTAAATTCTCACTGCCATTTTTAAACAGTTCAACTAAAACAGCACCCTCTGAGTCAAAGCCTTTAAATGCTAGTCTTAATTGTTCAGATGAACTTTCTGCACCTGCTATACCGTCAGCATATTCTAATAAAGCATCCGTGACTGATTTAACTGAACCATCAGTATTACGTGTACTAATACCCATCTCATCAAGTGTTGCTTTTAATTCACCTGTATTGCTGTCAGCTTCACCTAATCTTCTAGCAAATCTTTGCAAGCCCATATCTAGGACATTAGCTTCAATGCCTGCAAATTGTTTACCCGCAAGCCTTAACGCTTGTAAGTTTTTAGCTGAAACTCCAATTTTACTTGATGTTATTGCAATTTGAGAACCAAATCTTACAGCTTCATTAGTTAGCTGTCCAAGTTTTATAATAGAAGCTACACCTACAAAAGTAGTTAAAGCACCTGCTAAACCTCTTACAGCTTTTTGAGAGTTAGACATAGAGCGTCTAAAACTAGCAAAAGCGTGCTTAGTCTTATCAGTAGCGGTAATCTGATTTTCTAATTTAACCATCTTTTTTTAATCTCTTTTGCTCAATAGTTAGGTAAGCTATCCAATGATATAACTCGTCTAACTCCATGTTTTTGATTGTGTCGATTGTAGTATGCAAGCGATCAGCAACGACATACTGACTAAATAAATACTGATCGCTGTTTAGTTTCCCTCAGTAGTTTCAACAGATGGCACGTCAAATAGCTTCTCCATCATAGCTGTTGCAACTCCTGTGATGTAACCTACATCCATTCCACTTAGGAACATATTGTCGCCTTGATTGAATATTGGTCTACCCTCATCATCAATAGCTTTTATAATTATGAGATCAACCATAGCTTGAAATGATGGTATATCGCCCTCAGTTAAAGACTTATAAAAATCTTTATGCTTTCTGCGTAACTTTTCATCTTCTCGTACAGTTAATTTTGTGAAAAAACAGGTTAAATCAGTTTGATTTTCACCTAGACCTGGCAATGTCAATCGGAACTT